TTTCCTGTAACCTTTGAGCAGGAGTATCCTTCTGCAGGTGTAGAGAACAAGATTCTTCTAGGTCTTGCTCAAACTCTTGGTGTTAAGGATAACGACTTCTGCAAGCGTCTTACTGACTGGGCAGACATCATTCGTAAAACATTTTACGATGGTGGTATCGATGAGGTTATCAGTACTCGTCGTCTTGTACACATCATCCGTGCATATAGTATCTGGAATGATAAGTCAAAGGCGATCAAGGTATGTTTGAATCGTTTCGATGATGAGACTAAGCAAGCATTCCTAGAATTGTATGACAAAGTTGATGCTAACTTTGTCCTTGAATCAGATAGTGCAACAGATCAATGATCATTCACCCCTTCGGTCCTCTGATATACAAAGAAAGTATATCAGGGGATTTTCATCAATTTCTCCTAGATGCTGCTGAGGCGTCTAGGATAGATCCTGAAAATGTGGGGTACTCTTTAGCAGGTAATATTGAAGATCAATTACTATTAAAATTAGATCCAGAAAAATTTGTTTCATACATTTATCCTCATGTATTTGATTACATGAATTCATGTATGGAACATCAAAGTAAGGTAGCATTATTAACAGATGCTGTTCTTGCTACTAATTTTGAACATATTAGTTTTGATTTAGGTAGTGGTCCTTGGATAAACTATCAAAGAAAGAATGAGTTTAATCCAGTTCATTCTCACAATGGTAATCTAAGTTCAGTAATTTTTATAGATATTCCTGAAGAAATTAGAGAAGAGGCAAAGCATACGGTACAAACTAATATGCCTTGTCCTGGTCAATTAGAGTTCATGCATGGCAACGACGGATATAACTATTCAGGAACATTTAAAGTAGTTCCTCAAACCGCACAAATTTATTTGTTCCCCGCAGACCTTAAACACACTGTCTATCCTTTTACTAGTGATGTAGAAAGGATAACAATGAGTTTTAATGTATTCAATATTGAAACACAATGACAATCTGGCAAGATTACATCGACGCTCTCTTTAAAACCTTTCCTCAGTTAAAAATTACTGAGGAGTGGGCAAGATGGGAAAACAAAGATGCTAAACTTATTGCGAATATTCGTAAGGGAAAGCACTTTATTAAAGCAAGAGAAGCACACATTACTGATCCTAGATCAGATATTTACAATACAATTCTATACCCTAGAACAAATCATCCTGCAACTGATACTCGGAATCTTCCTTGTTTTGGTATGGACTTGATGAAATTTTCTGATAGAAAAGTTATCATCGTATTTGATTTTCAACATCCAGTAGAAAACTATTTGTTCTCTGTAAAAGGATTACCTAAAGATGATGGTAAGTATAGGTTCTTTGAAATGGGAAATCATTTTTCTGAAAATATTTTTGTACGATATTGTAAACCCGAAGAGGTCAATGCACACCTATCAGAATTTAAAAATTATTTGACAAAGTACAAAAATATGGTAGAATTAGAGAAACCAAATAATGTCGATACATCCGTCTATAAGGACTTCGATCAATACATGACAGAGTTAGATCCTGTTAGAGGGTATCTTAAGACTAAATTTGGTGAAGAAAAATCTGAATCTTTCGTAAAAGATTTCTTATTTACTTATGGTTAATGCGTGGGCACTTGCTGCCTCTATACTAGATGGAACATTTGATGAGGATTATCCAGTGACAGGTTTATCAACAGCTTCTTCTGAGTCCAATTGGATTTCGACTGAACTTGGCAATGTTACTATTGACACTAGTAATGCACCAGAGATTTTAAAAGCTCCTGTGCATTTCAAGTATAATGAAGATAAGATCTTGAAGGCAATTCAAGATTATATCGGTAGAACATATGCTGCTCATTATTCTAATAATGAAACGCAAGTACAAACTCTAGACTTAATTGATGCTGTAGGAGATGCTGCAGCGTTTTGTCGTAGCAACATTTTAAAATATGCATCTCGATATGACAAGAAGGGCAGCATGCGTCTTGACATTGAAAAAATTATCCACTATGCTGTATTACTGTACCACTTTGAAGGACTAGACAAGGAATCTACCAATGGATATGAAACTTTCTGAAAAAACAATTAGTTTGCTTGAAAACTTCTCTTCTATCAACCAGTCCATTCTGGTCAAGAAGGGTTCTAAACTTCGCACGATTAGTGTGATGAAAAACATTCTTGCAGAGGCAGATGTTGACGAGAATTTTGAGCGTGACTTTGGGATCTATGATCTCCCTCAGTTTCTTAACGGTGTCAATCTTATGAAAGATCCAGATCTGGATCTTAAGAATGAAACCTACATGATTATTCGCGAGGGTAACAACACCAGAGTCAAATTTGCATTTGCAGATCCTGATGTTATTATCAGTCCTCCCGAAAAACCAATTGATCTCCCTACTAAGGATGTAACATTCCAACTTGATAGTTCTCAACTTGGAAAATTGCTCAAGGCATCATCTGTATATCAGTTGCCTGATCTATCCGCTATTGGTAACGGTAGTGAAATTACCCTTGTAGTTTCTGATCGTAAGAACGATAACTCTAACGAGTATTCTCTTAAGGTTGGTAAAACAGATCAAGTCTTTGAATTCAATTTCAAGATCGAGAATATTAAACTTATTCCTGGTTCTTATGATGTTGTTATCTCAAAGAAACTTTTATCTAAGTTTACTAACTCAAACTACAATCTAGATTACTTTATTGCACTTGAACCAGATTCAGTGTATGATGAGTAAGATGTGGAGAATATGGAAGTATTCTTTAGGTAGTTTCTCTGATGACAAGACAGCACCTTACGACAACTACATCGCTGGCGTACGGACTATTCTATTCGTCAGTTATCTTGTTACTAATTGTTTTATTACAGCAGGGGTGATCCGTCATTGGAACGACACTCCTGCTTCTTCTGATTATGAACATCTTCGTGACTAATCCATCACCCTATGCGTCTGCTCAGGTATTACCTGACAAACACATTGTCAAGATGCCACTAGAGACATGCCAAATGCTTTCTATTGTGTGTTCTGAGAAATGGGGTCATGGTTATGGTGACTTGCATCGTCTTGATGGTCAAGCATACAAGACAGAGAAAGGTGCATTTCGCAATCACCCATGCACTGCATGGGCAAATGAATCTCTTACTAATACATGGTGGTTACTCACTCATGGTCTAGCATTATGTGCAGAGTACACTCATAGATATGGTAAGACTCACAGTTGTCAACAAACTATAGAAGAGGCATCAAATATTATTCCTCTTCGTAAACCAAAAACACCATCATCATTTACCTTTGCAGGTCCTGATGAGTTCAAGTTCGATACAAGTATTGATATCTTTACTGCATATAAAAGATACATTGCATCTAAACCTTGGGTGTCAGAAAACTATCTTCGTGACCCATCTCGCAAACCTAACTGGATAACATGATTAATTTTTTATTGTTTAATGCAGGTATATTGAACATAATGTTCTATATTTTTGGAATTGGTTTTGTTATCTCATTGGTACTAGAACAGTTTGTTAAAGACAATGAAAGAAGTTTATATATCGTACAGTCCAATAGAAGATATTGTTGGAGACAAGCATGGGTTTCTAATTTATTTTGGTTCCTATGTAACATTGGAATATGGTTGATACTTAGAAGTCAACAAACACCATCAGATACATTTTGGAATGGTATTTAAAAATGAAACACATACTTTTTACTTTGAGAGGATGTGATGCAGATCTTCTAAATGATAGTTATCATATTAGAACAGGATTAGTCGCTGCTGCTAGAGAGGCAGGATCTAAAATTATAGATGTATCGACACATTGTTTTGAACCACAGGGAGTAACATCAATTGCTCTTCTTGCAGATTCCCATTTATCAATTCATACATGGCCTGAAAAGAAAATTGCAGTATGTGACATTTTTACTTGTGGTGATGACACTACACCAAGAAAAGGTGTAGAATACTTAAAGAGGTGGTTTAAGTCCGAAGGATTTGATTACCAAGAAATTACTAGATTATTATGAACCCCATTGACACAAATCGCATTGCTAATGCTCTTGAGAGAATTGCTACTGCACTAGAACATTTCAACATTGAACATGCTCACATTGATGAGATTGATCACAATCATGTTGAAGGTGATGTAAACACTCATGCTAAAACTTGGTAATGAAAGAATTTGATTATGAACTCGACTACAAAGGACTTGATTTTTCAGACGAGGAAACTCGTAAACTATATCGTATCGGAAGAGGCGAGCAAGGGGTTCTATTGGTTCGCCCTTATACTAACGACATCTGTGCTCATTGGAGATTTAAGACTCCAGAGACTGCAGTAAAATCATCCAATAAAATCTATGCAATGTATCTCGACTATCGAGATGAAAAAGATTTTATTGGTATGGATATGTGTCGTAAGTTTTTAGAAATGGGTTTTACCAGATCAAGACGATACGCTAACCATCGCACAGGAAAGAAATACGATGATGAAGGTAATGTAAGACCCCAAGAACCAGATCATGCTACTTGTGATTTTGCTAAGTCCGCTACTATATTTAAGAAAGTCAGGGACATTGTAGCAAAGAATCCTGAGTATGTTAGAATGAGAAAACATTGGAGGTCTAATGAATGAGGAATGAGTTTTTGTGGGTTGAAAAATACAGACCCAAAACAATTGATGAATGTATTCTTCCTGATAGCATTAAAAAAACTTTTAATGATTTCCTAGCACAAGGTGAGATCCCCAATCTGTTACTTGCTGGTCCTGCAGGTGTTGGTAAAACAACAGTTGCTAAGGCACTATGTGAACAGTTGGGGTGTGACTATATCTTGATCAATGGATCTGATGAGGGTAGATTCTTAGACACTGTAAGAGGTCAGGCAAAAAACTTTGCCTCTACTATGTCCTTGTCTGCATCTTCTAATCATAAAGTTATTATTATTGATGAGGCAGATAATACTACCCATGATGTTCAGTTGTTATTGAGAAGTAATATTGAAGCGTTTCATAAAAATTGTAGATTTATTTTTACCTGTAACTACAAGAATAAGATCATTGAACCTCTACATTCTAGATGTTCAGTTGTAGAGTTTTCTATCAAGGGAAAAGAAAAGGCAGAGATTCAGGTATCTTTCTTTGAGAGAATTGTTGGCATCCTTGCAAAGGAAGGATGTGATGCAGATAAAAAAGTTTTACTTAAGTTAATCAATAAGCACTTTCCTGATTGGAGAAGAACTCTTAATGAGTTGCAAAGATACAGTGTTAGTGGTAGAATAGACAGTGCTATACTTGCAGATTTCTCTGATGTCAAGGTCGAAGATCTTATCAAAAGTCTTAAGACTAAAGACTATCCTACTGTTAGAAAGTGGGTCAATGCTAACATGGACAATGATTCTGCTGTACTACTGCGTCGTGTTTACGATGGTCTTACAGTATCCTTGGGCGGTCCTAGCATTGCTGCTGCTGTGCTTATCATTGCTAAGTATCAGTATCAAATGGCGTTCGTTGCAGACCAAGAGATTAACCTTCTTGCGTGTCTCACGGAAATAATGGTGGAGTGTGAATTTAAATGATTTTTTGGATTGGATTTGCCCTTATGGTATTGAATGAGGGTTTTGTCATGATGAGACATGTATCACCTTTCTTTGATAACTTAAGAAAAAAAGTAATCAAGAAGTTAGGTGACAAAAGATGGTATAGACTACACGGCACTCTAGACTATACATGGATTGGTCTTGTCACGATAGGAATTATAGTTTGTCCTAATAAACTATTTCATATAGCAGCAGTTGCTACATTCTGGGGTGCTTCATTTGTAATCTTTTATTTACCAAGGTGGATCAAACGATGAAATCTCTTAAGACACCACTTAGATATCCTGGCGGTAAGTCTCGTGCAATCACAAAGATTGCTACACACTTTCCTGACCTCTCTAAATACAGAGAATATCGTGAACCTTTTCTTGGAGGAGGTTCTGTTGCAATATATGTGTCTAAGATGTATCCCCATCTAAATGTTTGGGTAAATGATTTATATAAACCTCTCATAAATTTTTGGAAAACATTGCAAGATGATGGTGATTTTTTATATGAAACTCTTAAAGAATTAAAGACTAAAAATCCAACACCAGATTTGGCAAAAGAACTCTTTCTAAATGCAAAGGAGGATATCAATGACGGAACACAAAGTGACAAAAATAGAGCAGTTGCTTTTTATATTGTTAATAAGTGCAGTTTCAGTGGTCTTACTGAATCATCTTCCTTCAGTAGTCAGGCAAGCGATTCCAACTTCTCAATGCGAGGCATAGAAAAATTGCCTGGTTATACTAAAATCATTGCAGACTGGAAGATTACTAACTCATCATACACTGATCTGTTTACCGACACTCGTGATGCATTTGTTTACTTAGATCCACCATATGAAATTGGTGATGCACTGTATGGTAAGAAAGGTGACATGCACAAATACTTTGATCATCAAGAGTTTGCAGAAAACTGTGATAGAGATACCTCTTATCAACTTGTATCATACAATAGTAGTCAGTTGATTAGAGACAGATTCAAGGGATGGAACCTCTCTGAATTTGACCATACATATACTATGAGATCTGTTGGTGACTACATGAACAACCAACAAGATAGAAAAGAATTGTTAGTTTTTAATTATGATCATCCTAGGATTGCATAGTGCTGTTGCATGGGACGGCAACAACTCAGACGATTGGTCTAGAATTCATGATGCTGGAGCAACTCTTTTTATCAATGGAAGACATCATCGCAGTATTAGTGAAGAAAGATTGAGTCGTATTAAGTATGATGGTGATTTTGCTCAAAGATCTATTGATTATGTTTTAGGTGGGATATCAAAAGAAGATGTAAATATTGTTGCGTATTCTCCAAGTGCAGTTCACTTATGTAACATGCACTCTATGGATAAAAAAATTAGTGCGTTTTTAAAAAACATGTTTCCTAATGCGGAAATATGGTTTGTAGGTCATCACTTGGCACATGCCATGTCTGCTGCAGCTACAGCACCTTTTAAACAAGGAAGTTATCTTACACTAGACGGCATGGGTTCTGCACAATGGGACTTTGCTGCAGGTATGACTAAGGGATATGAAAATCATAGTATAGGAACTTTTGATTTAGATAAGAAAAATCTTATCAACCACACAATGAAGAGTGGATCGGGAGAAAATTCTTTCGGTGATTTTTATATGAACTTGGCATGTTATGTTTATAAAATGGCATTGTCAACAAAAACAGTAGATGATAAATTTCATTATTCATCTAAAAAAGATTTAACTAAAGTTCTTCAATTTAGTGCAGAAGGAAAGATAATGGGATTATCTGCCTATGGCAAACCTTCTACAAAAAATACTCCATATACATTCTCCACAGAAATTGCACCACAGATGATGGGAATTGATACATATGAATTCGGTCCTTCGTGGATAAACTTTCACAAATACAATGAAGTTATAGAACATATTAAAGATCTTTCTTCAGAGGATGCAGCATACTATGTTCAAAATCATTTTGAGGAAGCTATTGTCAAATGGATTACTAGTTTACGACAAGAAGGATATCTATCAGAGAATGTATGTTTTGCAGGTGGATGTTTTTTAAATGTCTGTGCAAATACTTTACTAAGACCTTTATTTAAAAACATTTGGATACCTCCATTTACAAATGATACTGGTGTACATTTTGGAGCAGCAGCATGGGCATCGATGAGATGTAATGAAGAAATACAGATGCCAACAAATGTTGCTTTTCTAGGTAAAACTTATGATGACTTTGTTCCTGATGGAGAAAAAGAATACTTTGAAGATTTTGATTTGTTGTGTGAGGTAGTTGCTAAAAAAATCAAAGATGAAAATGCTATCATTGGTTGGTTCCAAGGTCGATCAGAACATGGTCCTCGTGCTCTTGGATCTAGATCTATTCTAATGAGTCCATGTAAACTAGAGAACAAGGATATTATGAACTCTAGGGTTAAACACAGAGAGTATTGGAGACCTTTTGCTGGTGTAATTCAAGAGCATT